ACAAAAATTGAATTATTTGCGAGAAGAAAATTATTAAAACAAAATTGGTCTTATTGGGGAAATGAAGTGAGTTAAATGAATGATAAAGTTCTTACTAAATTTATTTTACAATATCTCACAGAAAAACCTGAATACTTAAAATTATCAGCTAAACAACAAAGAATAGCTTATCAAACTTTTAAGACAATAATGACTGCTATTTATCAATCAATTAAATATGAAAATATATTTCCTATAATTGTATGTGGAGATGCACAGGCAAAAACTGTTATTGATAAAGCATTAAAGTCAGTTCAACCAATCTTACCAAGTATAGAAAAAATTACAGTACATCTAGTACAATAATGTTTGTTAGACCTAATTGTGATTTTTGCGAAAGCAAATCAGACATCTACGAAAAAAATAATGATAAAAAAATTTATTATTGTGGTGGGTGTTATTTGAAGAAAAAACCTAAAAAGAATGAGACTAATCATAGACCTAGAGACCAATGGTTTCTTGGAAATTCTAGATAAAGTTCATTGTATAGTTTGCAAGGATATAGATACAGACGAAGTATATTCATATAATCCTAAAAATATAAATGATGCTTTAGAGTTGCTAAACAAAGCTGAAGTATTAATTGGACATAATATTACTGGGTTTGATATTAAAGCATTAAGAAAAGTATTTAATTTTGATTTTAAAGGAAAACTATTTGATACACTTTTATGTTCAAGATTGATTTGGACAAACAGATTAGAATTAGATTATCAATATAAAAAATTACCACCTAAACTATATGGAAAACATTCTATTGAAGCATGGGGTTATAGATTAGGTTTAAGAAAAGGTGACTTCCAAGAACATAATACATTTGATGAATGGACATTGGATATGCAGGATTACTGCGAAAGAGATGTTGAAGTCACACATTTATTATTTAAAGAAATTGTTCAACAAAGTTATTCTGAAGATGCAATAGAATTAGAACATAAGTTTGCATATTGGATACAAAAGCAAGAAGAACATGGAGTTGATTTTGATGAGAGTTCTGCTCAGAACCTACATTCAATCCTTACAAAGCGAAGACTAGAGTTAGGAGACAAATTAGCTTTAGTCTTCCCTGAATGGAAGAAGTCATTAGGTTTTAAAACTTATAAAAGAGATAATAAAAAAAGAGGTATTAAAGCAGGTGTTCCAGTGGAACAATTTAAAACTGAAATTTTTAATCCAAATAGTAGAGACCACATAGCAGATAGACTTCAAGTAGTATTAGGGTGGAAACCAAATAAATTTACAGCAACAGGTAAGCCAGAAGTAAATGAAAAAATATTAAAAGCACTTCCTTATCCTGAAGCTGAACTATTAGCTGAGTATCTTATGATTACAAAAAGATTAGGACAACTAGCTGATGGTGAACAAGCATATTTAAAATTAAACAAAAGAGGGAAAATTTATGGAAAAGTTATTACAAATGGTGCAAGGACAGGTCGTTGCACACACCATTCGCCAAATTTGGCACAGTGTGTGGCGAGTGGGTCTCCATTTGGTAAAGAATTTCGTGCCTTATTTAATTCTCCTTCCAGTATGGTTATGTGTGGCATTGACTTTTCTGGTTTGGAGTTGCGTGTGTTGGGTCATTATCTCAACTTATATGACAGTGGAGATTTTTCAAAAAAACTTTTGGAAGATGATATACATACCATCAATCAGCAAAATCTCGGACTATCCAGTCGTGCTAAAGCTAAAACTTTCATATATGCTTACATTTATGGTGCAGGAAATAAAAAACTCGGTGAAATCCTTAAAGTCAATTATGACGAAGCAAAAAGAATAAGAGAAACATTTCAAAAGAAATTACCTGCATTAACAAATCTAACTAATGCAGTCGTAGATAAATTTTTAAATCAAGGTTTTATAAAAGGTCTTGATGGTAGAAAATTAATTCCAAGTGCTGAATACTCAGCTTTAAATACATTAATCCAATCAGCAGGTGCATTGCTAGTTAAACAAGGCACAATAATATTTAACGAAGACTTACATAAAGAAGGTTTTGTCTGGGGTAAAGACTATGCAATGGTCTTACATGTCCATGATGAAATGCAATTCATAGTCAAAGAAGACAAAATAAATTTATTCAAAATGATTGCTAAGAGACTTTTTAAGAAAACCCAAGACCATTTTAAATTTAAAACTGAATTAGATGGTGAAATAAAAGTAGGACAGAATTGGAGTGACACACACTAATAAATTTGACCTTGACCTAAAGTTTGGTCAAACAAAGGAAAACGAACTTCAAAAAGCTGTAGAAGGATTAGTGGAATGTAAAGCCGATAGGTTATGCCAAAAGACAGGTAATGTCTTTATTGAAATAGAAAGTAGAGGAAAACCATCAGGTATCAAAGTCACCAAAGCACAATATCAAGCATTGTGTTTAGTAGTCACTAATAGAAAAAAAGATATTTGGGTTTTAATACCCACAAAAATTCTCAAAAAAATAATGACCAAGTTTCCAATCAAAAATGGTGGAGACAACTATACATCTAAAGGTCACATAATTCCCAAAGCTGAACTTTTAAATTTAATAGCATAATGAAAGATAAACTTAAAACTAAAATTATTTTACCAGATATAGACCCTGAAGATTTTCCATACAAATTTTATAAATGTTGGTGGCACGACATAATAAGTTGTGAAAATTGGGAAGACCTGACAACTATAAAAAAATCTAAACCTGCCACATGTATAACTATGGGTTGGTTAATTTCCACAAAAAATAATAATTATGTTTTTGTTGCAGATGTAAGTTTCAATGATGATGAAACAATTACACAAGGTGGAAATGCAACAACAATTCCAAAATCAAATGTACTTAAACTAAAGGAGATAAAAAATATATGAAGACTTTAAATAGTTTTCTTAAAGACAATAAGAAAATGATGTTAGTAGATGGTGATTTACTAGCTTATAAGGTTGCTTCTGCATTAGAAGAACCTATTGACTGGGGTAATGACCAGTGGACATTACACTGTGATTTCGGTGTAGCTAAACAAATATTTGCACAACATCTTAAATATTACTTAGATAAAACTCATGCAGGTACATACCTAATTGTGTTTAGTGATATGTTAAATTTTAGAAAACAAATTGATGATAGTTATAAGTCTTATAGAAAATCAATAAGAAAACCAGTTTGTTATAAAAAATTAAGAGATTGGTTAATGAAAACTTATCCATGTAAATCATTACCTAATCTTGAAGCTGATGATACAATAGGAATATTAGCTACAGGTGAATATAAAGATAAGTGTGTAATTATATCTGGTGATAAAGATATGAGAACTATACCTGCATGGCATTGTTCTATTATAGATAATCAAATTGAAAAAGTTGATTTAAAATTAGCAGATTATCATTTCTGCACACAAGTATTAACAGGAGACCAAACTGATGGTTATAAAGGTTGCATTGGTGTAGGTCATGTTAAAGCATCTAGAGTTCTTAATCCTAAGAAAGATATAGATGTAAATTGGAAAGCAGTCATAGAAGAATATTTAAGAAATAAAATGACTGTAGATGATGCTTACCATCAAAGTAGATTAGCAAGAATACTTAGACATGGTGAGTATAATATAAAAACTAAAAAACCTAAGTTATGGAGTTATAAATATGGACAGTACAAAAATACTGGAACAAACCAAAAAGCTAGTTAGTCAAGATAGGAATGAAAAGCATGGTGAAAAAGTTAGAAACCATGAAAATATTTCTAGACTATGGACTGGATACATACAGAACAAAACTCAGCTAAATATTGTAATCCTACCTGAAGATGTAGCTAATCTTATGACACTACTAAAGATAGCAAGAACACAGGCAGGAAAGTTCAATATTGATGATTATGTTGATGCGTGTGGTTATTCTGCAATAGCAGGAGAGATTTCCAGTAAAAGACAGCAATTAAGTACCACTTTAGGAGTATCTAATGACAGAAAAGACAAGAAAACCAATAATAAGTAAAGAAGTCATAGGATATTTAGACGACATTTTTCCTGATAAATGCCCAGATTTGAAGATGAGTGAGAAAGAAGTCTGGTTTAAAGCAGGTCAAAGGTCAGTCGTAAATCATTTAAAAAAAGAAAATCAAGTACAAGAGGAGAAATAAACATGTGTGTTTCTATTAAACCACCTGCACCACCACCTGCACCTGAACCAATCCCTGCACCAACAGTGACTAAAGCTACTACTACAAAGCAGAAAGCACCTATGGTTGCCGAAAGTGGTTCTAATGTGGGTTCTTCAGCTTCTAACTACAACAGAAAAAGACTGGGTAGAGGAAGTTTGAGAATACCTTTAGCTTCAAGTGGGTCTGGTGTTAATTTTCCAACTAGCTAATTATGGCAAAATATACTCTTACAGATAAACCTGTAATTAATGACAAAAACTCTATAGAGGGTCAATATCAAAAGTTAGAAATAGATAGAGAAACTTATTTACAAAGAGCAAGAGAAAGTGCTGAATTAACTATTCCACATTTATACCCACCAAAAGGATATAATGCGAATACAGAATACAGTACACCTTTTCAAAGTGTAGGAAGTAGAGGTGTAATGAACTTAGCATCAAAATTGATGTTGGCTTTATTTCCACCACAAGCACCATTTTTTAGAATTGATGTAGATGAATTAATTTACAAAAAAATACAAGGTGAACCGGAACAAAAGAAAACTATTGAAGAAGGTTTAGCTAAAATAGAAAAAGCTGTAATGGACACTATTGAAGTACAAAACGATAGAGTTGCAGTTTATGAAGCATTAAAACATTTAATAGTATCCGGTAATTGTTTATTACATTTAACTGATGATGGACTAAGAGTTTTTAGATTAGAAAATTATGTAGTTAAAAGAGACCCACAAGGTAAAGTACAAAAAATTATAATTAAAGAAGGTGTAAGTCCTGATGTCTTACCAAAAGAACTTCAAGAAAAATTAAAATACGAAAATCAAGAAAGTGCTGTTTGTGACTTATATACTTGTGTAATGAGAGTAGGTAAGAAATATAAAGTACATCAAGAAGTAAAAGGACATATATTATATACAAAAGAATACACTGACGAAAATTTACCATTCATTGCTTTAAGATTTAATAGAATTGATGGCATGAACTATGGTCGTGGACATGTAGAAACTTTTATTGGTGACTTAAAATCATTAGAAGGATTATCAAGAGCAATCTTAGAAGGAAGTTCTGCTTCTGCAAAGATGCTTTTTATGGTTTCACCAAATGGAACTACAAGAAGTTCAAGTATTGCAAAAGCACCTAATGGTGCAATCATTGAAGGTTCAGCTTCAGATGTTTCAGTATTACAAGCAAACAAATTTGCTGACTTTAGAGTAGCACTTGAAAGTATGAATAGAATTGAACAAAGATTACAATTCGCTTTCTTATTAAATGCTTCAGTACAAAGACAAGCAGAAAGAGTGACTGCTACAGAAGTACAATTAATTGCAAATGAATTACAAGACGCACTAGGTGGTGTCTATGGGATATTAACAACAGAATTTCAACTACCTTACATTAATACAAAGTTATCAATGTTAAGGCAGAAGAAATTGCTTCCACCATTACCAAAAGAATTAGTTAAAGTTAAAATAATTGTTGGTATGGAAGCATTAGGTAGACAATCAGATAGATTAAAATTATTACAATTCTTATCTGATATGGCACAAACTCTTGGTGCAGAAGTTCTTACAAAACATTTGAACATTACTGATGCTATTAAGAAATTTGCTATTGCAAATCAAATTGATACTTCAGGTTTAATTAAAACAGAAGAACAGTTGCAACAAGAACAACAACAGGCACAGATGATGGCACAACAACAAGCCACAATGCAAGGTCTTACAGACCCTAGAACTATGATTGAAGCCGGTAAGCATATTACCAATGAAGGTAAAGCTGTCGGTGTAGACCCAAGTTCAGGCAATGTGTCAGTTGAAGAAAACCAATAATCATAAATAGGAGAAACTGATGACAACATCAAAAGTTGAAATAAATAGTGGCGAAGCACAACCATCACAACAAGAACAGGTTGATGCTTTAAAAAAAGAAGGTGTCAATGTAGAAACCATGCAAGACGAAGATGGTAATAAAGTACAAGTAAGTACACCTGATATAGAAACACAAAATCTTGAAAACCAGAGACCTGAATGGTTGCCTGAGAAATTTAAGACTGCACAAGAATTGTCTAAAGCATATACAGAATTAGAAAAACAATTCTCTCAAAGACAAACTGAAGAACCTGCAAAAGAAGAAGCTAAAGACCTAAGTATTCCTAAAGAGGAAGCAAGTGATAGTTTCTCTGTAGATAAATATGCAGATGAATATGCAGAAAAAGGTTCATTAACTGAAAAAAGTTATGATGAATTAGCTAAACAAGGTTTAACTAAAGATATAGTAGATGGTTATATTGCAGGTCAAAAAGCAATAGCCGATACTCAAACTGCACAAGTACATGAAGTAGCAGGTGGTCAGCAACAATATGGAGAACTTATTGACTGGGCATCTAAAAATCTTTCACAAGAAGAACAAACTGCATTTAATGATTTAACTTCTACTGGAAGTATTGACCAAATTAAAATGGCAGTACAAGGTTTAATGACTAAAGCAGGAATGACTAAAGCACCAGTACAACAAACAATGTTTCAAGGTGATGTCAATAATGTATCTGTAGAACAATTCAATTCAGTACAACAAGTGACTGATGCAATGAATGACCCTAGATACGAAAAAGACCCTGTATATAGAAAAGAAGTTGAAAGGAAACTTGCAAATAGTTCAGTATTTTAATGGCTAGAAATTACAGAAAAGAATATGACAATTATCATTCTTCTACTAAACAAAAGAAGAACAGAGCATCTAGAAATTTAGCTAGAAGAATGATGAAGAAAAGAGTTGGCATCAAAGGTAAAGATGTTCACCATAAAGATGGCAACCCAAGAAACAATTCTAGAAGTAATTTAGCTATAACATCTAAAAAATATAACAGGTCAAGAAATGCTTAATTTTATATTACCTATATTAAAAAATCCATTAGCTAGAATGGTAGCATCTAAAACAGTTGGTGCTATTCAGCATAAAATGGAAAAAGATAAAATAATTAGAGCAAAAGAAATAGAAGCTGAAAAATCAGTTTCAGTTGAACAGGTAAGACAACAAGAACATTCAATTAAAGATGAAATTTTAACTTTATTAATTTCAGCTATTTTTGTTTTTACTTTTTTACCTTTTTCTCAACCTTACATGATGAAAGGTTTTGAAATACTAAAATCTGCACCTACTGAATTTTGGTGGGCAGTTCTTATTGTATTTTCTGGTAGTTTCGGAATGTCTACTTTGAAAAATATAAAAAAGAAGTAAGTGGCAAAGAAGAAAAAAAGTAATCTACTTAATAAAGTAGAGCATGAAAGTAGGTCTAAATTTAAAAAGACTAGCATTTCTAAAAATCCTGCAAGAATTAAATGGTCTTCTATGAATAAACATAAAAGACGACAACATAAGAAATGAAGGTAGTTGCTTTATATATGATAATGTGCAGTGCAATGGTTAATACCCAATGTTTAGAACCACACAAAATCAATACCTATGATAGTTTTTATGATTGTATGGTAGCAGGATATACAGAAAGTCTTAATAAAACAAAAGAAATTGGTTCTGAAGATGTAAATAAAAATAGAATTTATATTAAATTTGTTTGTGCTACTGAAACAATAAACAAAGTAGAAACATAATATCACCATCTCTTGTAAGAGAGGTGACTTATTAAAATTCAGATGATTGCCTGTCACGACAGAGAACTCTCTAAATTGAAAAGTAAATAAGGTGTTAAACTAACAATAACAATAAGAAAAAGGAGACATAACAATGTCAAACGCAACACCAAGTAGACTGGGTCTAGTCAATGCGACTGGAACTGGCTATAACGACCTTTTCCTTAAATTGTACTCAGGTGAAGTTCTAGCATCTTTTCAAAGAGAAAATAAAATGCTTGGAATGACTAATGTTCGTACAATAGCAAACGGGAAAAGTGCATCATTCCCTGTCACAGGTACTACTACAGCAGGATACCATACAGCAGGAAATGAAATAACTGGAGACGCAATCAAACACAATGAGAAAATTGTTCATGTAGATGATATGCTTCTTTCAAGCTCATTCGTAGCAGAAATAGACGAGTTGAAAAATCATTACGATATTAGACAAATCTATGCTAGAGAAATGGGACAAGCATTAGCGAAAACTGTAGACCAAAACTTAGTTCAGTTAGCTGTAATAGGTGCAAACGCATCTGCTACAATATCTGGTGGTAATGGTGGAGATGTAATCACTGATGCAGACGCAAACACAAACGCAACATCTTTAATCGCATCTTTATTTGAAGGTATTCAAAAATTAGATGAGAAAGATGTACCTTCAACTGACAGGTTCATAGTTGTAAGTCCTGATATTTATTATCAGTTAGCTAACAATGACAAACTAATATCAAGAGACTATTCTACAATGAATGGTGATTTTGGTAGAGGAACTGTAGTTAGTGTAGGTGGAGTTCCAGTAATTAAATCTAACACTTGTGTTAGTGCTTTTGCTGACAACTCATCTGCTGTTTCAGGAACTAACAATACATATAATATAGATGCTTCTAATTATGTAGCTGTAATGTTCCACAAATCAGCAATCGGTACAGTTAAGTTGAAAGACTTAGTTGTTGAAACAACTTATGATGCGAGAAGACTTGGGACATTAATCACAGGTCGTATGGCAGTCGGAAGTAATGTTTTGAGACCAGAAAGCTGTATTGCAGTTAAAACTTCGTAATAATTAATTTTATTACTTAGCCGAAAGGAGATGTACTGGCGAGGGTCAAACTTCGCCAGTGCTTTAATTATAGGAGAAACCATGATTTGTTGGTTATGTAAATTAATAAATAAGATTAAAAAGAAATATAAAGAATTTTGGGATAGTTTTTTACCATAATGACATTACAAACTAGGACTACCGAGTTAGAAGCTGTAAATACAATACTTTCTACAATCGGTGAAAGTCCATTGAACACTTTAAGTGGTTCATTACCTGTAGATGGTACAATGGCAAAAAATGTTTTAAATGAAATTAATAGAGAAGTGCAGTCAATGGGTTGGCACTTTAATACTCACCATAAAGCAACATTAAGTAAAGATACTAGTGGTAAAATTCCAGTAGCTACTAATGTTTTAAGAGTAGAATTAAACCCTAATAGATTTTCTAAATCAGACTATGATATTGTTCAAAGAAATAATGAACTTTATAATTTAGCTACAAATACAAATATATTTACAAAGGATTTTGATGAAGTCACAATTATATATTTATTAGATTTTATTGATATTCCTGAACAAGCTAAAAGATATATAACTGTAAGAAGTGCTAGAGTATTTCACGATAGAACTTTAGGTGCAAATACTTTACATAAGTTTTCACAAGAAGATGAACAAAAAGCATTAGCAGTTTTAAAACAAGCAGAAAGTTCAACAGGAGATTACACAGTATTTGATAGTCCTGAACAAGCATACACAGTAAGCAGAAACAAAGTACATTGGTGGTACTAAATGCCATTAGTAAATAGAACTATTCCTAATTTAGTACAGGGAGTTTCACAGCAACCAGAAGTATTAAGACTACCTTCACAAGCAACAACACAAGAGAATGGTTATTCATCAGTAGTAGAAGGATTAAAAAAGAGACCACCTACAAGTCATATTGCAAAAATATCTACTGGTACTCTATCTAATGCGTATATTCATGCGATTAATAGAGATAGTACAGAAAGATATATAATAAGTATTAGCAGTGGTGCTATAAAAGTATTTACAACAGCAGGAGTAGAAAAGACAGTTGTTAATCAAACTAATGCAACTAATTATTTAACTTCATCTAATCCTAAACAAGACTTTGTAGCAATGACTGTTGCAGATTATACTTTTATATTAAATAAAGATAAAACTACTGCAATGGCAGGAACAACAAGTCCTGCAAAAATAGAACAAGCAGTTTATTCAGTATTACAAGGTGTAGCTGACACAAAGTATTCAGTGACTATTGATGGCACTACATACAATTATACAACAGGTTCAAGTACAACAAGTACAGAAACTATTAGAGATGGTTTATTTAGTGCTGTAGGTTCGCCAACAAATATTACATGTACTAAAATTGGAAATTCAAGTTTTTCAATAGTTAAATCAACAGGAACATTAACAGTAAGTGCTTCTGATGGTTATGGTGATGATGCTTCTCAAATAGTTGCAGATACAGTACAAACATTTTCAGATTTACCAAGTCCTGCAATAGATAACATGATAGTTGAAGTGACTGGTGATAATTCAAATCAGTTTGATAATTATTTTGTAAAATATTCTAGTAGTAAAGATGCGTGGGTTGAAACTGTAAAACCTGCAATTAAAACTACAATAGATAATACTACAATGCCACATGTTCTAATAAGAACAGCAGATGGTAATTTTAGATTTACACAAGTAGATGGAAGTACATATACAATTTCAAGTACAGATTATGATGTACCTGCATGGGGAACTAGAGTAGCAGGTGATTTAACTTCTGCACCAGACCCTACTTTTATTGGTAGAAAACTAAATGATATTTTCTTTCATAGAAATAGATTAGGTTTTGTTGCTGATGAAAATGTAATTATGTCAAGAGCAGGAGAGTTCTATGAGTTCTTTCCTGAAACAGTAGTCACAGTTTTAGATACAGACCCTTTAGATGTTGCAAGTACGCACAGTAAAGTTTCTATTCTAAGACATGTAGTATCTTTTGCTGAAGAACTATTATTATTTAGTGACCATACTCAATTCATGCTTACTGGTGGTACTACTTTAACAGCTAAGAATGTAGCTATAAATGTAGCCACAGAATTTGAAATAGATAAACATGTTAAACCTGTAGGAAGTGGTAATAATGTATTCTTTGCTTTTCCAAAAGGTAATTTTACAGGATTTAGAGAATTTTTTGTTGAAGATACAACAGATGTAAAGAAAGCAGATGATATAACTGCAAATGTACCGAAGTACATACCTTCAAATGTTTTTAAAATTGCAGTTGCTACTAATGAAAATGTAGTTGTTGCTTTATCTTCAAGTGAACAAAATTCTTTATTCATTCATCAATTCTTTTCTGCTGAACAAAAGAAATTACAAAGTGCATGGCATAAGTGGACTTTTGGTGCTTCTGCTACTGAAACTATATTAGGAATGGATTTTATTGAAAACCTTTTATATTTAGTAATACAAAGAAGTGATGGAGTTTATTTAGAAAGTTTAGATATTTCACCTGCTGTTGTAGATACAAGTGCATCTTATTTAACTCATTTAGATAGAAAAATATCAAATAGTACATCAGGTGTAAGTGAAAGTTATAATTCAGGTACAAACCAAACTACAATTACAATACCTTATACAAAAACTAATACATTAAGTTTAGTCGGTGCAAGTACCGGTTCAAATACAGCAGGACAAGAGATTGCAATAGTATCACAATCAGGTACATCAGTTGTAGTATCAGGAGATATAACTTCTTATGATTATTATATTGGAGAAGATTATACTTTTAAATTTACTTTCTCCCAACAATTTATGCAAATTGCTGACACTACAGGAAGTAGAATAGCAACTAAAGAAGGAAGATTACAAATTAGAAATTGGAGTGTAAGTTATAATGACACTGCTTATTTCACAACAAAAGTAGAACCAGTAGGTAGAAGTGCATCTAATAGCACTTTCACTGGGACTGTTGTGGGGTCTGGTCTAGCAGGTACAGTTAATTTAGAAGATGGTGATTATACATTCGCTGTCCAATCTGAAAATGACAAACTTACAGTGACTTTAGAAAATAATAGTCACTTACCTTCTAATTTTATAAATGCAAGTTGGGAAGGTTATTATGTCGTTGCATCACAAAGGGTATAGTTATTTTAGATTAACTACTCTTGATGATATTAAATATTTAGCACCGAGATTAAGAAAAGCAGACAAACAAGAAATTTTAGCTACTAATGGCTTATTACCTTATTACGAATTGTTAAGAGGTTATAAACAATCAAAGATTATTTTTACTATAGTAAATCCGAAAGATGAACCTGTAGGTGTATTTGGAATTGATGATTTAGGTGGTGCTGTTGGTGGCATTTGGCTAGTTGCAACTGATGAGTTGGCTACTATTCAAATAGCATTTTTAAGACAATGTAGAGAAGTAGTTAATTTTTTAAATACTAAATATAAAATTCTATGGAACTATGTTGATTGTAGAAATGAAGTTCACATTAAATGGTTAAAATGGTGTGGCTTTACTTTTATTAACAAAACCAATTATGGAGTTTTAAACAAACCCTTTTATGAATTTATAAAAATATGTGTACCCCAACAGCAGGACTAATAGCAGTTCAAGTTGCA